AAGCAGAGGCAAGTGAAGCAGAGGCAAGTGAAGCAGAGGCAAGTGAAGCAGAGGCAAGTGAAGCAGAGGCAAGTGAAGCAGAGGCAAGTGAAGCAGAGGCAAGTGAAGCAGAGGCAAGTGAAGCAGATGAGGATATACCTTTACATGAACGAAGGGCAGTTAACATTATTAATTTAACTGAAGAAGAAGAAGAAGAAGAAGAAGAAGAAGTATTTATGATTGAAATAGAAGATGTTGGAAATTTTTATACAAATAATGATATTAATGGTAATATTTATGAGATAACAGAAGATGATGATATTGGAAAACAAGTAGGTATATTTAAAGACGGAGAAGTTGAAATGTTTGAATAAATTTATAATATTATATAATAAATTAAAATATCATAATTTATTATATGGACATTGATACAAATATTAATAATTATTGTACACCAGTTATTTTATATATTGGATTTACCTTAACACAAATAGTTATAGATACATTTAAAGGTCTATACAATACGGCGTTTTTTAAATTTATAATTATGATTGGATTTACAATAATGTTAAATTTTTTATGTAAAAAAGGTCTTGGGATTATTTCGTGGTTTATAGTATTTATTCCATTTATTACAATGACAATTATTTCTACACTACTTTTATTTACATTTGGATTATCCCCATCAAATGGAAAAAGAATTTATACAATTAATGAATAAATTAGTAATTAATAATTATTATAAACGGTTTAAAATTTTAACTATTATAATACATATAAATTATTAATATGTATTTTTACTTAGCAATTTCATCATTAATTTCATCATTAATTTCATTGCTGATTTATAATTATCGTTGGTATAACATTACATATTCAGATGAAATAAAATCAATTACTTACATTATTGGATGGTATGGATTGAAATCATATACTATCATTGAATTAAAAATGAAAAAAATATATAACAAATGTATTAATGTAATTTGTGATTCAAATAAACCTTATATATCCAAAATAATATTATTAAATAATGGGAATGAAATAATGAATACAAAAAAAACCAACAATATTGAAGAAACTATAAATTACATTGAAAATACTAATAATAAAAATAGTTATGATTTTATTATATATGAATGTGTTATTCCAGAAAAAAATACCACATATGTTCGTTTAACTAATAATTTAGAATCCATTTATAAAGTGAATGATAATAAGAATGAAATTAAGATTATTAATTATAATAATTTAGAAAAAAGCGAAGTGCAATTTTTATCACCAACAATAGTTTTAAAAGACAATAAATACGATTTTATACTCAATGATTCTGATGATAATATAATTAAAATTCCTAAAACAATTTATTTAGTAGATAATATATTATTTCATAAATCATTTGTTAAATGGTATTTAAAGAAGCATCATAATGTAGAATTGGAGGAACATAATAATAAAGAATATTCAGTAAAATTTTTTGATAATAATATGGATTTTATTACTTTATCAAATAAAGAAAATATTATTTTAGAAAAAACAGATTATCAACGCATAACTCATAGTAGTAATTCCAATGATAATATTAAAAAAATAGAGGATAAATTGTACGAGATGAGTGACGATTAAATATTATTTATTCAAATAATACTATATTTAATTTAAATAATATAAAAAATTGATTATATAGAGTATAATGGATAATAGTTCCATACCAGAAATGGACGCAAAAACTCTCTTAGAAAAAACAGAAAACCCTATAAATCATATTTTATACGATAAATGGACTTTATGGTCGCATTTGCCGCATGATGTCGATTGGAGTGTTAATAGTTATAAAGAAATAGTAACTATCGGTAGTGTAGAAGGAATTATTACACTATGTGAAACTCTTCCAGAAAAAATGATTAGTAATTGTATGCTATTTTTAATGCGAAATAATATTTTACCACTATGGGAAGACCCTAAAAATAAAAATGGAGGTTGTTTTTCATATAAGGTTAGTAATAAGAATGTCGCGTCTGTATGGAAAAAACTATCATATAGTTTAGTTGGTGAATGTTTAACAGAAGATAAAAAGTTGCGTCCAACGATTACAGGTATAACTATTTCTCCAAAAAAAAATTTCTGTATTATTAAAATATGGTTATCAACCCGAGATTTTCAAAATCCGTCATCCATTTATGAAATAGATGGCGGAGTAACATCGCATGGGTGTATTTTTAAAAAACATTCTGAATAAATAATGTATATATATAAATAAATATATAAATACATATATGTATATATGCATAAATAAAAATAATTGTTAATAACTGATGATTATTAACAATTATTTTTTAATAAGTTTTCTTATTACATTAATGATTCATATGTTAAATTTTGAAACACATCAATCTAATAATAAACCTCGTTTTTTTAATAGTACGTGTAGTATGGGTATATGTAATATACAATTTCATAATGGAAGTTTACAGATTTGTAATCATCATATTCATCATTGGTTTATGGGATTAATTGGATTAATTCTTACATTTTTTTTAAATACTTCTATAATAAAAAATATATTACAAGGATTTCTCATATCAACTATAATTGATGGATTATTATTTAGTGATAGATTTATTTTTTAAATAGATGGAAGTTGTGCTAATGCTAATTTAATTTCACCCAAAGATGCGACATTATATTTGACAACAAGCGGCATATCATTTTCCAAATACATTTCAATCTGATTACATAGATTAGTACATTTAATAAAATAACCTAAATTTTTTAAAGAAAATTCACCTTGTGTAATTTTACTGTTATCAGGTTTTTGTATAAATTCCATGATTCCATCAGTCTCTGCACGACGTATTTCAGCAGCAGCAAATCCACCAACACATTTAAAAATTAATTCTGCACCATCATTTGTTGAAATAGATTTTATTTCAATCTTATCAGAAATACACGAAAGGTCACGAATAATTTTTTGAAAATCACTAGAAGGCATATTCAAAACAGATGAAAATTTCACATGAGGCACATCTAATTCTTCGGAATCTGGTTCAATTAATCGCAATTTTTGTATCTTATGTTGTTTAATATCTCCATTTTCAAATTTCATACAAAGAAATTGAACAATTCCATCTGTATAATCCTTTTCTTCAATATAAAGCGTCAAAGTATCATCATTATCAATAGTATTAATCAGTTTAAATAAATGAAACATATTTACACCAATAATAATTTTATCCATTTTACAATCATATACTTCAAAATTCACAGCATCCAATGATAAATGTGCCAAAATTGTATGCGACTTATCCATATTAATGATTTTAATTCCGTCTTTTGTAAACGTAATATTTGTTTCTAATAAAATATCTTTAAGAGCAGTCATGAGAGTACGAAAAGGTGCAATTTGAACTGTTTGAATTGTTAGAATATTATTTTTTGTTATATCAGTATTGTTGGTATCATCCATATAGTATTATAATATTAATAATTAACAAATCTTTAAATATTATTATACTATTTATTATAATATAAAAGTATTTTGGTATTAAGATTAATATATAAATGAATGTTACAATAGACCAAACAGATAAAGATCAAAAAAATAAACCAAATTTACAAGTGATATTAAATAGTATGATTGAAAAATATAAAAATAATAATTATATACAAGGTAGAATAAATTATTATATTGAACAATTTCTTCCTGCTGCCTTAGAAAATGACGAAGTAGCACATACTCAGCGTGAAATAAGAAAACAACAATTAACTGAATATCGCGATGAATTTACAAGTTGTTTTTTACATAAAAATAAATATTATTATGCTTCTCAGACTGAATTATTTTTAAAATATGACGGAATACATTTTAACATTTATAGTGAAGATAATATTCAGCATCAAATATTAACTACTATTTCAAATGAAAAAAATTTAATGCCCTGGAAAAGAAAAATTAATAATAATATTATTAAACAAATTAAAGAAAGATCACCCTTGACTGCTATTCCGGAATCTGTAACAATTCAGTATGTAATTAATAGTATTTATCCGTCTATTTTTCTTACAAGGAATAGCGCAAAATATTTTCTTACTATAATTGGTGATTGTATAAATTCAAAAACAGATAACAATTTAATTTATATTATATCTTCTTCGATTAAACCAATATTGTCTGAAATAATAAATCAGTGTTATATTTATTTTGGAATTACCAATTGTTTGAATAACATTAAATATAAATATTATGAACATGAGTATGACCGTTGTCGTTTAATAAATATTAATCCAAACTTAAATATCAATTTAATAAATGATAGTGGGGATTATAATTATGATAAATCAAAAATATTAAATACATTTCATGGATTAATTAAAAATATATTGGATTTATTATGCGTTTCTTCTCATTATTCATTAAGATATAGGTCGGCAGATGGGTTTTTGAAACAATGCTCTGAAACAAAATTGGTAGATTATTCGCTTTATTTGAAAAATAATACAATTGAAACGATAATAAATAAGTTTATAGAAAAATCATTAACTACGTGCGTTTCTTCTAAAATAGATACAAAAAATATGTTATTTTTATTCAAAAAATTTTTAGATTCTAAAAATATATCAAATATTGCGTTTTATGAAACACTTAAATTGATATTTAAATCAAAATTAAATTATAATGAAGAAGAAGATTCGTTTATGGATATTACAAGCACACATTTACCGATTGTATCAAACTTTATGAAATTTTGGGATTCTACAATAAGCGATGATGAGCACGACGAAGAAATAGAAATAGACGAATTATCGACATTATTTAAGATATGGTTAACTAAAAATAAAATTAATAATATAAATGTAAATATCAGCGATGGTGTATTAATTGAACTTATACGGCATTTTTATCCAGAAGTAGTTATTGAATATAATAAATATTTAAAACATATTAAATGTAGTTTATGGAATAAACGATTAGAAATTGTGAATTCTCTTTATTTATTTAAACTAAAATGTGGAATTAATGAAGATAATTTTACTAAATCATTATACGAAGCATATGAATTTTATTCTTCAAATAATAAACATCAGTGTTTATCAAGTAAAAGATACTTTGAGAAAACGGCAACAGATATTATTTCAGATCATATAGATAATGATGGTTTAATTTCGCCTACTTGGTGGAAATAAATAATTATTTATTTTAATTATTTATTTATTTATTTATTTTAATGGAGTAATTATATAGTATATTTACTTCCGCTTGCGTGTCGAACGTTTCTTAGAAACATTTTTTTTAATAGATCCAAATGTTCCTTTTTTGGTAAAATATCCTGCTTTCTCTAAACGTTTTTCTTTCTTAGCAGTTCGGTGCTTTTTCAAAGAAACATATCGGTCATGCTTGTTTTTAAATAAATCACTTTTGGTAAGACCACCAGAAGTCTTATATGCGGAATTATGCCCTACTTGAGCACGAGAACCAACTAAAGCGTCATATACTTTACCATGTACGTGGTATTTGCCATCAGAAGATCTCATTGTTTTCTTAACCATTTTTATAACATATAGAGAGAAAATAATTATAAATATAAGTAAGATTTTTATTAATTAAAATTATTTTTATTAATTAAAATTATTTTTATTAATTAAAATTATTTTTTGTTTGAGAATTTGAACAATTATTTTTTGTATTTGCGTTATAAAATTTAGTTATTCCAACATTTCTTGAAGTGTTTGCGATTTTAACGATGCGTGATATTCTAAACGCTAAAGGTTCAGTATGTTTAATAGGAGGAGGTTCAGGTCTTATCATATATTCACACTATAATTACGGAAGAAATAATATTTTTCTAATTTTAGAAATTATAATTATTGTTTAATAATAATAAAATTGAAACCATTTATATAGAATTATTTGTATATAAATAGTTCTCTATCAAATGGAAAATAAAAACTCTATTAAATCTACAAAAATGCTCTCTTCTAAAAAAGAGAAATCAAGTGAAAATATAGAACTTTCGAAAATATATCAAAAGAAAAGTGATAAAGAACATGTTTTGGATAACCCAGATACTTATACCGGTTCTATGGAGATGACTGAATATGATACTTATGTGTATGATGAAGAAAATCAAGCATTTATTTCTAAGCAAATCACAATTATTCCTGGACTATATAAATTATTTGATGAAGGTGTAGTGAATTGTCGGGATCATTGCGTAAGAATGGCAGAGGCGATTAAATCAGAAAATTCAGACGCAATTCCCGTTTCTTATATAGATATATCTATTAGTCCTGATGGAACGATTACAATGACTAATGATGGAAATGGCATTGATGTCGCTAAACACCCAGAAGAAAACATTTGGATACCTGAAATGATTTTTGGGCATTTACGAACATCAACAAATTATGATAAGACACAGAAAAAAATCACTGGCGGGAAAAATGGATTTGGATTTAAATTAGTTCTCATTTGGTCTTCTTGGGGTAGAATCGAAACAATTGATCATATTAGAGGACTAAAATATACTCAGGAATTTGAAGATAATTTAAATGTCATTAAACCGCCAGTCATTGAAAAATCGCCTAAGAGTAAAAAACCTTATACTAAAGTTACATTCAAACCTGATTATAAACGGTTAAATTTACCGAATGGGTTATCGTGTGATATGATTAATTTGTTTAAACGGCGTGTTTACGATATTGCTGCGGTAACAGATAAATCAGTTAAGGTAAAATATAATGGCGAAGTCGTCCCTGTAAAACAATTTCAACAGTATGTGGATTTATATATTGGCATAAAAAGTGATACTCCACGTATTTATGAAGAAGCAAATAATCGATGGGAATATGTTGTTTGCCTGGCGCCAAAACAAGAATTCACACAGGTTTCTTTTGTAAATGGTATTTATACTGGAAAAGGAGGAAAACACGTTGATTATATTCTTAATCAAATTATAAGAAAATTAACTGCTTTTATTAAACTGAAGAAAAAGGTTGACGTGAAACCTACAACGATTAAAGAACAGTTAATGTTGTTTGTTCGATGCGACATAGAAAATCCAACTTTTGAAAGTCAAACAAAAGATTACATGAATACACCCATGTCTAATTTCGGGTCTTCATGCGAAATTAGTGATAAATTTGTTGAAAAAATTGCGAAAATGGGCGTGATGGATGCCGCGTGCGCGTTGACAGAAGTAAAAGAATCCAAAGAAGTTAAAAAAAAAGATGGGGCAAAAACCAAAAGTGTAAGAGGTATTCCTAAATATATTAGTGCGAATTATGCGGGAACTTCACGCAGTGAGGAGTGTACGTTAATTTTATGTGAAGGAGATTCAGCGAAAGCTGGCATTGTTTCTGGGTTAAGTGCTGATGATCGAAATAATATTGGTGTTTATCCAATGCGTGGTAAACTTTTGAATGTGCGTGGCGAAACAACTAAACGCATAATAGAAAATAAGGAAATACATGAAGTTATTCAAATTCTTGGATTAGAAACAAATAAAAAATATACATCAGAAACCTCAAAAAAAAATTTAAGATATGGACGAGTGGTTTTTATGACAGACCAAGATTTAGATGGTAGTCATATTAAAGGGTTAGGAATTAATCTCTTTGACTCAGAATGGGAAACGCTATTAGATATTCCAGGGTTTATTGGATTTATGAATACACCTATTATTAAAGCACTCAAAGGAACCCAAGAATTATTATTTTACAATGATGGAGAATACTTAAAATGGAAAAATGAAAATGATATAAAAAATTGGAAAATCAAATATTACAAAGGGTTGGGCACAAGCACTAGTAAAGAATTTAAACAATATTTTGCTAATAAAAAAATGATAAAATTTGAAAGTACCGGTCAAGAAAGTCGAGATGCGATCGACATGGTATTTAATAAAAAAAGAGCAAATGATCGTAAAGAATGGTTGTACGCATATAATCGTGATGCTTATTTAGATACAAATAAAGAATTAGTATCTTATCAAGAATTCGTAAAAAAAGAAATGATACATTTTTCGAAATATGACTGTGATCGGTCAATTCCTAATTTAGTAGATGGACTTAAAACCAGTCTAAGAAAAATCCTCTTTACATGTTTTAAACGAAAAATCACAAATGAAATTAAAGTCGCACAATTAAGTGGTTCTGTTTCAGAAATTAGTTGTTATCATCACGGCGAGCAAAGTCTAAATGGTGCGATTGTGGGTATGGCACAAGATTATGTAGGATCTAATAATATTAATCTACTTGATCCTCGGGGGCAGTTTGGAACGCGCTTACAGGGCGGTAGTGATTCCGCATCTGAAAGATATATATTTACTTGTTTAATGAAATTAACTCGATTAATATTTCCAGAAGCAGATGATTGTGTGTTAGAATATTTAGATGATGATGGCACTAAGGTTGAACCGATTCACTATGTTCCAATTATTCCTATGATTTTAGTTAATGGTAGTAAAGGCATTGGCACTGGATTCAGCACTGATATTATGTGTTATGACCCACTCAATATTATTGATTATATTTCATCTACAATTAGCGGTAATACATCCACTACTATATCTATTCCTATTTCTCCTTATTATGAAGGATTCAAAGGCGATATTACAACTATTTCCGAGAGTAAATTTTTGATTCGCGGAAAATATGAAGTATTGAATGATACCCAAGTGCGAATTACTGAATTACCCATTGGCACATGGACTGATGATTACAAACAATTTATTGAAGAATTAATTGAAGGAGATAAAAATGATAAACCAACAAAAAAATCATCGGCATTAACACCAACAGACAATAAAAAGAAAAAGACAAAATTAGTATCTTTTGTAAAAGATTATATTGATATGAGCACAGATGTAAATGTTGATATTACAGTTACATTTTCAAATAATTCTGTGTTAAAAGAATTACTCGCAAAAGAAGGCGAACACGGTTGTAATGGGTTAGAGAAATTTATGAAACTTTATACTACAAAATCCAATACAAACATGCATGCGTTTGATGAAAATGAAAAGTTAGTAAAATTTACAACTATTCATGAAATGATTGATTATTATAGTAAGGTACGTATGGCATTCTATGTCAAACGAAAAGCATATCAATTAGTTGAACTGAAAAAAGAAGAAATAGTGTTATCTAATAAAGCACGATTTATTAGTGCTATATTAGATGATACATTAGATTTGCGGCGTAAGAAAACGTTAATTGTTTCGCAAATGTTGAAAGAAATGAAGTATGATGTTATTGATGAGGATACAGAATATAAGTATTTAGTTCGGATGCCGTTTGATAGTGTCACCGAGGAAAATGTAGAAAAAATATTGAAAGAAAAAGAAAGAAAATTATCAGAATTAATTCATCTAGAAAATACAACAGAATCACAATTATGGAAAGGCGAATTAGAGATATTGCGAAATGAATATGTGATACAACGAACAAAAAAACAAAATAATTTATTGGGTCAATCGAGCAAATCGAAAATAATAATTAAAATAAAGTCATCATCAGCATCAAAGATTGTAAAGAAAAAACAATTAATTTAAAATATATTAATGTTTGCGAGTTTTGTGTTTGCGAGTTTTGTGTTTACGCGTTCGGTTCTTTTTACCACCTTTAGATTTAGAAATATTAGATTTAGAAATATTACCTTTAATTAGTTTTTTAATATCTAACGCAGAAAACATATTAACAGATACTTTTTTTTTATACATAACAGAATCTCCAATCTTTTTAGAGTGTTCATAACCTTTGGGCGGTTTAATACCTTTTGGCAAATTCAAATAAACATATTCATCAACATTACTCATTTTTTGTTATAATATATAATAATATTTTTTTTAATTTATTTTATTAATAAAATAAATTAAAAATAAAATAAAATAAATTAAAAAAATGGTTTTAATTCTAATTGTTTGTCATTAGAATAAGATAATATAGGCATAGCAATTGGAACGACTAAGGTGCTTGCGTCTCTCTTATATTTCATATATCCTTCTGCTTCGCCATAGACCTGGTTTATTGAATAATCTAAAACTAATTTGTTCAAAGTTTCGATTTGTTCGCGAATATTTATTGCTAAATTTTTAGAATGTTGTAAAAATATACTCCGCATTATAATTTTTAATTCATCATAATTTTGTTCACCTATAATATAATTTCCATTTGATCTTTTATATACACCAACGCGAATTGCGTTTTGTATTATTTTAATATTTTGCCCACTAAAAAATGTGTCAGATAAAATAGTATTATTCCAGTTTCCTGTCATTGCATCTCTAAATGAAGTGGCTTGGTCAATTGGTATTCTATCAGACATAGAAAATCTAATATCTGTATTTGGTCCTAATATATTTACTCTTCCATTTGTGCTAGAACAATTCATTATCTATATTAATATACTTTTATATTTTATATTTTATATTATTATATTATTATATTTTATATTTTATATTTTATATTTTATATTTTATATTTTATATTTTATATTTTATATTTTATATTATTATATTTTATATTTTATATTTTATATTTTATATTTTATATTTTATATTTTATATTTTATATTTTATATTTTATATTATTATATATTATTATATAATATAAAATGAACAGTTTTCAAAAATTAGTAGTAAATATTGCAGTGTTTTCATTAATTTCATTATTAATTATAGTTGGAATTATTTTATATAGAAGCAGAAAAAATGTAACATACCCACCTGTAACGGCGAATTGCCCCGATTATTGGATTGATGATGGAAGTTCAACAAATGGTTCCTTATGTAAAAATGTAAAAAATTTAGGGAAAGACTCATGTAAAAAAGAAATGAATTTTTCTGGTTCTTTATGGTCAGGTTCAAGAGGGTTATGTAATAAATCTCGGTGGGCAAAATCGTGTGATTTAACGTGGGATGGCATTACAAGCAATAATAATATTTGTAAAATATAAAATATAAAATATAAACCAAATTATATATATAAACTAAATTATATATATATAAACTAAATTATATATATATAAACTAAATTATATATATATAAACTAAATTATATATATATAAACTAAATTATATATATATAAACTAAATTATATATATAAACCCAATTATATATAAAAATTAATATGAAAAATATAAACTTCAATACTATATTAGATAGAAATAAAATTAAGGAAGAAATAAAAGATATTCTTATCAATTTTGAAAATAAAAAAAAGGATATTTCTTATAAAAGAGGATTATATATATATGGTTCGCCTGGTAGTGGAAAAACAGAGTTTATCATGGATTTGTTACATGAACTGAATTATGATATTATTAAATATGATACTTCGGATGTAAGAAATAAATGCGCAATAGAATCATTAACATCAGAAAATTTTTCTGATAAAAGTATTATTAGTTTATTAAAAAAAAAAGCGAAACCAATAGCGGTTGTTATGGATGAAATTGATGGTATGAATAATGGTGATAAGGGAGGTATTAATTCATTAATTAAACTTATTCGATCCAAAAAAACAAAAAAACAAAAAACGGAAGATATAACATATACACCAGTTATATGTATTAGTAATTATTATGCTGATAAAAAGTTAAAAGAATTAATCAAAGTATGTAATACAATTGAAATAAAAAAACCATCATACGAACAAATACAAGAAATTATTGCTATAATTATGCCTAATATAGATAATAAATTATTATTGGAAAATATGATTAATTATATAGACGGTGATTTAAGAAAACTTAAATCTATTATTACTATTTATGAAAATAATTTTAGTATTTTAAAAAATAATCTTATTCAAAATATTTTTAAGCAAAAGTTATATAATAATGATACAAAAGAAATAACTAAAGAAATTATTTCTAATAAATATCGTATTGACCAACATATTACAAGTATGAATGAAACTGATCGAACTATTGTTGGATTATTATTACATGAAAATATTGTTGATTGTTTAGATAAATATAAAATGAAGATATCTGTGCCTCTTTATTTGAAAATGTTAGATAATATATGTTTTGCCGATTATATTGACCGTATTACTTTTCAAAATCAAATATGGCAATTTAATGAAATGAGTTCATTAATAAAAACATTTCACTGTAATAAAATCTATCATGATGGAATAGAAAATATTAAAGCAAAAATGGAAATGGATATGAATGTGGATATGAATTTACATAAGAAAAAATACATACCATCTGACATACGATTTACAAAAGTATTAACTAAATACAGTACAGAATATAATAATTCATTATTTATACAAAATTTATGTCAACAATTAGGACTTGATAAAAAAGATACATTTTCTTTTTTTTTAGAATTAAGAAACACTCATACCGAAGATGAAATGTATTCCGCGTTTGATACCTACGATATTAATAAATTAGATATAAATAGAATGTATCGTTATTTAGATAAAAAACTTGTTAAAGATAATATAACAAATGATGAAACTGAATTAGAAAATGAAAACAATTATTCTATAATAGAAGAAGAATAATTTTCTAAAAAGAAATTTTATTTATTTATTAAATAAACTCATGATTACCATTATGAGATAAATAACTGTTGAAATAACTGCTATAGTTGTATTTAAATTAAGTAAAGCCCCAAGACAAACAAACCCGCCAAAAAAGAGACTAAGCATATGCGCGTTACAATGAATAATTCCTTTAATATTTTCAGGATTTGTGAATAAAGCCTGAAATGTGAATAATAAAATATATTGTATAAATTGTACAAATGATATAGTTAATGTAATTGGCCATAAAAATAATAAAAAGAATCCAGTGATTGACCATAACGCATTAGATTCAAATGCCGATATGAACGAGGTAAATAAAGTTATGATATATGATAATGGAGCAAAACCTAATGTCATTGGTGCTATAAAAAACATTTGAATAACATTATTAGAAAATATGTTATCATTATTTTTTCCAGGAGTGAAAAAAGTTAAAAATGATTTTATAATCCTCCGATTTATAATAAAAGTATTTGCGGTTGTATCCGCGATCCAATTTTTAAATCCTTGAAAAAATCCTGGTAGAAATCCAGATTTACGCATACTATATGGCCAATTCCCTAGATTGAACCCTTTAAATTTTATTGAATTGCGCGAACACTCATTTCCACCTCCTAATTGGTCGGGTTTAAAATAAGAGGTTTTTTCAGTTGGTAAAAAAAATTCTAAATTATCATTACTTGTTAAAAAAATAAAATTAGAACCAAATATACCAATTCCTAAAGTAGTAAATAATCCAATAAAAACAAAAATAGAAAATTTTTTCCAATTATTTTCTTTTTCTTTACTATTACCTAATAATTTTTCCCTTTTTTTATCTTCTATTGAGATTGTCTTTGACGTTAATGACATTATTATATATATCTATTATTTTAATTTAATATCTATTATTTTAATTTAATATCTATTATTTTAATTTAATATCCATTATTTTAATTTAATATCTATTATTTTAATTTAATATATATAATTTTAATTTAATATATATAATTTTAATTTAATATATATTATTTTAATTTAATATATATTATTTTAATTTGTTATTATATATAATAATAGATGTCTTATAAATATCATTCAACCGAATACAAAAAGTTAAGACATAAAACACATAAAACACATAAAACAAATAAAACACATAAAACAAATAAAACACATAAAACACATAAAAATAAGACATCTAAGAAAGAAAATAAAGAATCAAAAAATTGTTTTACGGATTTAGACATATCAAATATATGTAAAAGTGGAAAATATACATCTTTCGATGATAGTTTGTTCTCAGAAGAATATTTACGAGAATTAGATAAAAAACCAGATTATATTAAAGACCCGGTTGAATATAAAAATTATATAATTGAAGAATTCAAAAAAATATCATCAAAAGATTTAAATTATGAAACGAAATTAACAAAAAATGATTTTTATTCGTTTGTAAATAATGAATGGATTACAGAAAAAGATAATGAACATAATTTGAAATATTATGTAGAAGTAGATAATTTTCGCATCGTTCAAGAGAAGGTATATTATAAATTAATAGATTATGTAATTAAATATATTCAAGAAAACCCTCATTCAAAAAAGGCACAAGCGATTAAAAATATCTATCAGTGTATTAAAAACAATACAATATCAACATTAATAAAACATGCGTCTAGACAATTAAATGAAGTAACTACATTTATTGAAAATAATGATATGTATGGTTTATTGGCGGATATAAATAAAGAAGAAATACTTTCATGGGGAGCACCAATTAGATGGTCTTTACTGCCAGATGAAAAGAATGTCAAAATATATATCAGTCATTTATCTACACCAGAACTAAGTATTTATGATTATATGATTTATATTGATGACTCACATGATGATAAGGAAACTAAACAATATAAAAAATTTGTCAAAGATAAATTTATGGTATATATTAATGAAGTTTTTACAGCATGTACTGGTAAAAAAAATCACGGATTTAATCCACAAGATATTTGGGATGTTGAATATGATATATTAGTATCAATGGGATGTGATATATTTAAAAAAGATGACCCGAATAGTTATAATATTGTTTACGCAAATGAAATGGAAACAAAGTTTGGATTTGATTGGAACCGATTTACAAAATTATTAGGATATAAGAACCCACCCAAAAAAATAATTGTATCCAGTATAAACGCATTAAAATGTTTAACTGAGTTATTAAAAAATAATTGGAATACACAAAAATGGAAAACATATTGGTTATATATTCAATACCGACAGATGATCCGATTGGAACCATCATTAACTATTCATTTTGATTTTTATAAAAAAACATTGGAAGGAGCATCAGTTGCAATGCCTAGTAAAATTTATCCAATATTTATTTTATCATTAACATTCAATACATTTTTATCCGAACAATATGAAAAATATAATCAAAATCATTTATATAAAAACTATATTGAACATTTAGTTCATGAATTAAGATATTTATTTATTAGAAAATTAGAAAGAAATACATGGCTTTCACCAAAGACAAAAGCATCCGCAATAAACAAATTAAAAAAATTAGATATTTTTGTAGGTAATGCAGGTGAATTAATCGAAGACCCGATTCTTGCTTATAAAAACGATGACCCGTGGTATAATGTGCGACTAATTAGCAAGTGGAAGCACGAGCAATTTATTAAATTAGAAGGAAAACCTATTATTAATATACCTGAAATTGATTGGAATAATTTCAAATTGGTTGGAACCCAAAATTATATGGTAAACGCATATTACCGTCCAACTAGTAATTCTATTTATGTTCCTTTAGCATATTTACAAGCACCCTTTATTGATTTAAAAGAAAGAGGATTAGAGTATAATTTAGCGTTTATTGGTTATACGATTGGTCATGAATTATCACATTCACTTGATGATATGGGGAGCAATTATGATGCGGATGGAAATTTAAATAATTGGTGGAATGATATTGATAGAAAAAAATTTAAAAAGAAAATGAAAGATGTAGTCAACCAATATGAATTATATGCAAAACGTGATGGAATTATTTTTGATGCTCAATTAGGAGTGGGCGAAGATTTAGCAGATATTAATGGTATTTCTTTAGTTGAAGAATATTTATTAGAATTTAATAAAAGCAATAATATTTTAAACCGAATTAATAAAATTTCATTTGAAGGATTTTATATTTATTTAGCAATTCAAGGAAAGCAAATGATTAATAAAAAGGCGTTAAAATCTCAATTAAAAATGAATCCACATCCTTTAGAAAAATATAGATGTAATGCTCCATTGGGGAGATTAGAAATATTCAAAACTATTTTTAATATAAAAAAAGGGGATAATATGTGGTGGCATAATAATGATACTATATGGTAAATTACATAATTAGTAATTTTACATTTAGGAATTATATTAATAATTTAGGAATTTTACATTTAATAAATTTATTTATAATTTAAGAATTATATTTATAATTTAAGAAATTTATTTATAATTTAGGAATTATACTTATAATTTAAGAATTATATTTATAATTTAAGAATTATATTTATAATTTAGTAATTTCACATTTAGGAATTTATTTTAATATTTTGATTATATATAAATGCATATGTTACATTCTATTAGTCGTTCTGCCCGCCGTTCTGCCCGCCGTTCTGCCCGCCGTTCTGCTAAGCGTTCTGCTAAGCGTTCTGCTAAGCGTTCTGCCAGTCGTTCTGCCAGTCGTTCTGCCAGTCGTTCTGCTAAGCGTTCTGCCAGTCGTTCTGCCAAGCGTTCTGCTGCCGCTGCCGCTGCTGCCAGTCGTGCTGCCAGTCGTTCTGCTGCCGCTGCTGCCGCCGCTGCTCGCGCTTAAATTTATTTAATTATTTAGAAATAAAAATTATATTTAAAAAATAAAATTCATTTTATTTTATTTTTTATTTAATTGTTATATTAGTAGTTTATCTTGCGTACATTAACGCCGCACTACCAGATGTAAAAGTAAGAACGTTATATCTTTCTTCTAAAACAGTAAGATCATAATTATAATCATATATACGCCACGTTGGTTTATTTATACCAATAATGTTACCTTCCCCATCACATATTTCTAATACCTGAACGTTACTCTCTAGTGGTGGTTGATATGTTTTAAACTCAAATTCAATATTATTAAATTTACTTAAATTCATTGCTCCGCTTGGTTGGAAATCAAAAGGGTTTGTTTGTAAATTAAAATTATAACAGTATAATCCATCAGGCGAATTTCCAGAAGTTCTTACATATTTTTCTATATAATTAAAAACTCCTGCATCAAACTCATTTTCTCTATATTTTCCATCAAGTATTAAAGACCATTTATACATAATATCTTTTTGGTTCTCTTCATGATATCGTCCAGTTAACCATATTTTTGTGTCATTATATCCAGAAGGGTTAATTGCAGAAGGGTTAGTTCCTGGATTATATAACGATGAACCAGGACAAGGAGATACAGTTATTGGCATTTCATATACATTTGCTGCTGTTTTAGGATCAATTAAATCATATGGTAAATAATTATAAGGCCAGTTTGTATAATTTGACCATTCATTTCTCAAATAAATATCGCTTCTTTGAAAATACCACATCCAATTAGCAACCATACCTAAACTATCTAATTCAACTTTTTTAGAACCAGTGACATTATGATATGTATATTCATATACTTCCTTAATTAAATATTTTTGTTCATGAGAAGCAAATATCTTAACTTCATCTTCAGATAAAAAAGCATAAGTACTAATTAAATGAATATCTGCTGCCCAACTTGTTCTTTTATCCGCATAAATTAAATCGCCTGTTCCTTCAAATGGTTTTGGTGGAGGTTGTAAAAAGCGGTGAAATTGAAGTTTTTCTTCATTTTGATTTGGATGAATATATGACAATTCTGATGGTGATGTAACATCTCTTATAATAAAAAGTTCATTAACTGGTCTTAACTCAACTTCAATATGAAATTCATTGTATTGTAAACTTACTAATGGAAATGCCATTTTTGCTGCTAATGTAAACCATATATTAAGAGGAACATATAATTTTCTAGAGCGAATAGAAGGTTCTGGTCCATATCCTTCTAGCGGGTCTTCATAATACGCGCTAGGATATACATTTATTCGTGACCCAGAATTTGCTGGATCATTTAATTCAGCAATATTACCAGTCATATTGTAATAAATTTTTTTCTTAGTTTCAGTAAAATCTCTCTCTACTAAATTATATAAATATTGTCCTGAAAATTTTTGTATAACTTGACCTCCTACTACAAAATTTACTTCTTTTATCATTTGAGTTCCTAAATTTTCAATCCATTTAAATTCATATGGCAACCATTCTCCGCTACAATCTTTAGGTGGAAGAATTGGACTCCATATTGTTGGAAGTGTAACAACCAAATAAGTATCCATTAATAAATCAGCATACCGCGATATTTTAAAATCAAATTTAGAAGATTCATTCATTCGTAATGACCGCGAACCATCAAAATCAATTCGAAATTTTTGAAGACCAAAATTGGTATATTTAGAGTAAGTACATTTAAACATAGTTTTTAAGGGATTACCATTAAGTATTAAATTTTGATTTCCATAGGATACTAAATTTAATAACCCACCAGGCATTTATGTATAATATATTATAATACTAATATATTATTAGGAATATTATTTAACTATATTTATAATAAATGTATATTTATTAATCTATAAAAAATATACATTTATTATAAGTAACTAATTAATTAATTAATTGAATATTAATGAATAACAATAATAATGAATTCATAAAATTTTCTGCTATTTTTTTATTTAGTATAATTATTATTTATACTATTGGATGGATATACAGTAAACTTCATTTAAATGATAAAAATTGTAATCAATTACAAAAATTATATACTGACTTCCCCTTAATAAAAACAATTAACCCAAACAATCAAGAACAATTTACTTATAATCTACGCGATTATTATATAAAAACCGCATATAATTGCTCTTCCGCAGGTAACTATAAAAATGATTTTGTTAATATATGTGCTCTTAAAGAATGTATTAAACAAGGAGCAAGATGTCTTGATTTTCAAATTTTTTCACTTAATAATGAACCAGTTATTGCTGTATCTACTTTAAATGATTTTACTATAAAAGAAACTTATAATAGTATTCCTTTTTCAGAGGCAATGGAAATCATCCAAGATTATGCTTTTTCAGGCAGTACGTGCCCGAATTCAGGTGATCCTTTAATTATTCATCTACGAATTATGAGTAAAAATAATATAATTTATGATAAAATGGCAAACACATTATATAATCGTTTAGAGTCTAGATTATTAGGAAAAAAATATAGTTACGAAAATAATGGGAAAAATTTAGGAACAACCCCTTTAAAAGATTTAATGGGGAAAATTATTTTAATTATAGATAAAACAAACGCATTGTTTGAAAATACTACATTAGATGAATATGTAAATATCGCAAGCAATTCAGTTTTTATGCGTTGTCTTCGTTATCATGATGTAAAATATACCACCGATATGGATGAATTAATTGAATTTAATAAAAAACAAATGTCTATTTGTTTGCCTGACCTATCTATCAATACAATTAATCCATCAGCGTCCCTTTCCATGAAATACGGGTGTCAAATGGTTGGTATGTCTTTCCAGAATTTTGATACAAATATGGAATTTTATGATGAGTTATTTGATAATGCTGGTTCTGCTTTTGTTTTAAAACCAGAAAATCTTAGATATATTCCGGTATATATTAAACTCCCGCCTCCTCCTACTGAAACAACTTCATTTAAAACACGACCAATCACTTCTGATTTTTATTCTTTTACTATTTAGAAAATTTGGTTAAATCAAATCTAATTAGAGAGAATAGAAAATTAATCTAGTTTATATTATATTATATTCTTAAAATATATTATATTATATTCTTAAAATATATAATTAGTGTTATTTAGTAATGAGTAATAAAAAACATTGTATTACTGAAAAAAAAACATTAAAAGAAAAAGAAATAGAAATACTTCGCGAATCAGTTGATGATATAGAAAAAACAGAAAAAATAAAAAAAGCGACATCACCTATAATAACAAAAATTATTGAAATTTTAGAAGATTTTTTAAGGGAAAAAAAATTAGTATGTTATGGTGGAACCGCGTTAAATAATATTCTTCCAAAAGAAGACCAATTTTATGACAAAAATATTGAAATCCCTGATTATGATTTTTATTCCCCAACCGCACTAGAAGATGCGAAAGAATTAGCAGATATTTACGCAAAATTAGGATATGATGACGTTGAAGCAAGAGCAGGCATGCATGTAGGAACATTTAAAGTTCAAGTAAATTTTATTCCTATTGCTGATATTACTTATATGGAAAAAGAATTGTTTTATAATATTCAAAAAAAATCAATAAAAATTAATGGAATTTTATATGCTCCTTCAAATTTATTAAGATTAAATGTATATAAAGAATTATCAAGACCAGCAGGCGATATTTCACGGTGGGAAAAAATATATAAACGCTTACTATTATTAAATAAACACTATCCTATTAAAAAGCGCGAATGTGATTCTGTACAATTTATGCGTGATTTTGAAGGGTCGTCTGAATTATCAGATACATTATATACTACAATAAAAAAGTCTATAATTAGTCAAGGATTAATATTTTTTGGAGGTTATGCCGCAAGTTTTTATAAAAAATATCTACCTAAAAAAACAAAATCATCAAAAAACAATATACCCGATTTTGATGTACTATCTGAAAATGCTGAAAATTCGGCATTACGAATAAAACGCGATTTAGAATCAAAAGGTATTAAAAACGTAAAAATATATAAAAAACCAGGAGCAGGTGAAATTATTGCTCCACATTATGAAATTACTGTGAATAATGAGAGTGTATGTTTTATTTATAACACGTTAGGGTGTCATAGTTATAATACAATCCGAATAAAAAATGATACTATAAAAATTGCGTCAATTGATACTATGATAAATTTATTTTTGGCATTTATTTATGCGAATCGTCCATATTATGACGAAGATAGAATATTATGTATGATGCAATATTTATTTAAAGTTCAATCTAAAAACAGATTATCTCAAAAAGGGTTATTAAAACGATTTAATAAAGAATGTTATGGAACTGAGGCTACGTTACTCTCTATTCGTGAAAATAGATCACTAAAATTTAAAGAACTAAAATCATCTCGTGGAACAAAAAAATATGACGAATATTTTTTAAAGTATGCTCCGGGAGAGAAAAAAATAAAAAATAAAAAAACTATTAAATCTCGTAAAAATAACACCAAAAAAATCAAAAAATCATATAAAAATATATTTTGAATTATCAAAATTAACTAATGTATATAATATATTATATTATATATTATATACATCATCGTGAATGATGCTATTATACAAGAACCCGATGAGCAATATCTGTAATTAATATTTTACTGATTTGAAATATCCTATTATACATTAATGAATTTTTAATATTTTCAGGAATATACATTTTAATAAAAACAATCCATTCAATTATGGTAATAATACCAATAAATAATATCTCTCTTCCTCTCAATATTAACACATCATAAAATGACATATTTTTTACATAACAACACATATCAGATTTTCCTATTATGAAAAAATCATTCGCGTCAGTAACGCCGGTTAATAACCGAAAATGTATGTTATTTTCATTTTTTAAAAAAAATGCTCTTGGACATTTTTTTAAAGTAAGTAATTTAATAAAAAGAGATTCGCAGTGTTCATCATTGAATATATGAGGGACAACTCCATCTATATAATGTTCATCACATCGCGCATTTCCATCAATAATATATGGGATAAAACATGATCGCATCAAACATTGTGTCAAATGTTCAATTGTATTAAATTTTGAAACAATAATTTGTTTATTTGTAGTTGTATCATAATAATTAATAAATAATTTATCATTTAATACGGAAACATCTTCATATTCATTATTATTTTTATCATTTTCATCATTTTTATCTTTTATGAATAAGGTTTTAACATACTCATGTGCTGAATTTTTTAATTCCTGAAAATTAAATTCTTTTTTGAAGGTCTGCATTATTTTTTCAAAATAAGGAATGCCTGATCCTTTGCATCCACGAATAAACCATAATGCAACTAATGCACCAGAACTACAACCAGATATTTTGTTTATTTTGATATAATTTTGATTTTCTAGTTCTTTAATATACATAGATATACCTACTGCAAACCCACAATTAAAAACCCCTCCATCAAAAATTAAATTAATTTCTTTGAGTATTTTTTTTGTATCAACATTTTCTATTAATGCTTTTATATATTCTCTCATTAACATCACGTTATTATTATTATTTTTGAGAGATTTATCTTTTCTCATTTATATAATAAAATTATATAAGTTATCATATAATTTTATATAAATTCATATAATATTACTAAATCATTCATATAATTTTATTAAATTTTATCAAAATATTAAAACGAAAAATGTCTTATTCCTTTTGTCATTAAAAAAAACAATCCAGCAAACAGTATACTATTGGTAATATATCCAGATAAATTAGTGTTTCCATCATTCGTAAATAACATTGGTAAATATTTAAACATATTTTTTCTAACAACTGGTAACTGAAATAGAAAATATAAAACGCCAATTAAAATAGGAATTTGTAATTCATTATAAAGAACATCTAATGAATCTACTTTTTCTTTGCGTTTAGCGTTTGCTTTTACAATATCTTCACTTGTCTGATGATTTAAAATATAATCCTGATGATTAATATTATCAGGAATAAAATTCGGTTTGATTTGTTGGTCTTGGATAAGTTGTTCTTGATTTTGTGGAATATCTCTATATGGAAGAACAGTCATACCAGATGCACTTGCTTGTTGAATACCTGAGACAAATTGGTTTAAATTCTTCTGATTAATCTCTAGATCTTCTTTGCGTGTTTTTTGTAAATCTTGAGAAGGATTATGAACCATTACATTTTCAGTAATATTTAAATTCACATTATCTTTTATTGTTTGCGGCGAAATGGGCAAAGAATCAATACTGGTTGTTCCATTATTATCCATATTTAATTTATTATTATTACTACTACCTTATTTAATATACTAATCTTATTTAATATATTAAACTATTTACGCAAAAGACACTTCTTTATCAGTTTTTCCACAACTCATTGATTTTTCTATGAACTTATAGCATTTATTATCATGTTCATAAACTGAATTTTTTATTTCGTCAATAGGAGGCGCACGAAAAATAATACATTGTCTATCTTTACATACTTTTCTAAATAAACAGGAAAATCCAATACCTAAAATTATAGAAACCGCATATTTTCCATTTTTTGAATACATCAATTTAACTATATTTTTTATCATAAAATATTTTAAAGTTTATGATATTTATATACTATTATAATATATATTATTTTGTAATACTATTATTTTGTAATACTATTATTTTGTAATACTATTATTTTGTAATACTATTATTTTGTAATACTATTATTTTGTAATACTATTATTTTGTAATACTATTATTTTGTAATGCTTTGCTGCGGCATTACATTAAATCTGGATAGGAATCTTTTTAATAATTGTTGAATCAGTTGGACATTTTATTTCTTCTGCTTTATAATGAAAACAATTAGATGCTTTATCTTTATATTCAACATGACCTGCATTACTTGGCGTTGGATAGACATATATAACCGTTGGTTCTGGGTTAGATAAATAAACAAATAATAATCCAATTGCCATGCTGAATAAAAATACTTTGAGAGAAATGAACGAGAATATCATTTATATATTATATTATATTTTATAAATTTATTCTTTATAAATTTATTCTTTATTCTTTATTCTTTATTCTTTATTCTTTATTCTTTATTCTTTATTCTTATTTTTATTTTTATTTTTCTTCTTTTTATTAGGTTTTTTCACACTTCGTTCAATAGATTCACCTGTACTAAATACTAGATTACTTTCATCCTTCTGAATTAACGATGATGTAGGTTGTGCCTGTGTCTGTGCCTGTCTTTCTGCCAATTTAGTCCTCATTCGATCTTTTTGATTCGCTGATTTAATATTTCTATCTAAATTTGCCTGCATCGCGCTTGTATTCATTTTTCCGCCCATCTTACCCATGTCCATTCCCATTTTACTCATCATATTTTTCATACCAGGCATATCTTTCATTTGTTGCATAATTACACTCGCTTCTTTTAATAGTTCGCTTTCATTTATATCTCCTGATTTTAATTTTCGATCTAATTTACCACTTACATTATTTATAAGACCCATCAACTTTGTTGGGTTTTTAAAAAGTCGTTTGAATACATCATTTACTGAATCGGCACTTTCGGTATCAATATTTAGATCAGCAGCGGTTTCTTCCGCAATTTCTCTCGCCAATTTACCCAATTTACCTTCCATCATTTTATTTACGTGTTCATGTATATCATTCGGATTAGGCAGATCGTCTAGGTTAATATTCGGCGTTGGCATAGGTTCTTTATCGTTATCATCATCATCCTCGTCATCATGATCATTATCAACAGAACCATTTTTTGGGGTATTTTTCATATCAAATACATTTTGCATTTGAGAAATTGTTTCTTCTAATTTACTCTTAAATTCATCTTGATTAATTGCTTCAAATAATTTGGCGGTATCACCAAAAGATTCACCGTTTGATACACCGGTAATTATAGTAAAAAGAACTAATTGTAAATATTTCCAAATTGTTTCGCGGGTTTTATCACTAATATTATCCTTCCATAAAATTTTAAAATCTATACCTGGCAAAAATTCAGCACTATTTGTTTCATTTGTAAAAATAGTTTCATTCTGGTACAAAATATCAAAAAACTTATCGGGATAAATACTTTTACAATGAGCAAATATATTTTTCAGATATTCGTCATTTTCTATATAATATTCAGAATTAATAGTTGTTTTATCATTCCCTAAATTCATTATGTGTTTTAAATTAGGATTAAGGGTATCTTCATGTTCAGGAAAAGTATTTAAAATATCTCTTGTCATATCAATAATAACTTTTTTAAACTCTATTAACAATTCACGTGGTATTTCATCTTTTTTTTTATTGTCCATTATATATTTGATTTAAAATATTTATTTTTAAATCAAAAATAAAATTATAGATATAATTTTATTTACATAATTTTATTTAAATATACATATCACTCAATTTTGTCAAATTTTGCAAATATTTTATCACCTTTTGTTGTTCGGCGTGATTCATATTTCTTACTGGTTCGCGCAAACAATCTATTTTCTCTAAAATCATATTTGACGATTGAATACTATTTTCAATTAGATGTGATTTATAATCTGTATCTATGAAAAAATTAATATTACCTTTTTCTATTTCTTTGCGGTATATTTCAGCAACGTGTTCTTTAAATCCACTAATAATCAAACGTGGATTTGCTTTACGAATTTTGGTTAATGCCGTACGAAATGTTGCGATATCAAGATTATCTGGGAATACTATTTGAATATCCTCGACAAATTGAATAAAATGATCGTTAAAGGCTCCTAATATTTGTATTTTATCCATGTATTGTATAATAATAATTATTAATATATTATTTAAATCATTATTATATAATATATTAACTTATTCTTTCTCTTTATCATATAGATATTATTACTTATTCTTATTCGTATTCATATTCATATCTTTATTTCTCTCTTCTTGTATTTTTTCCATAGTAATATTTCCATTTCCAATTGTATCAGGTGCATATGTATCGGGTGGGGTTTCTATTTGATTATTAAAATCTAGTGTGGCATAATGATGTTGCTGACGCATTCCACCATCACCTTTTGCTGCTAACGAATCTGTGTCTTGATCTAAAAAACTATAATTATCAGATGCTACTCCAAAACACGAACCTCCGCCTCCTCCTCCTCCAATTGAAAACGCCAAAGGTTCCCCATTATTTTTTGTCGCAACATTTTGATGAACTACTTGTTTTGGTTCTAAATGTTTAATTATATCTTTTCCAAATAAAATATGATGTCCTTGATTTAATAAAAGAAGAGCAGGTACTTTTGTAATAGTTGGCGGTAATAATAATTCTTGTCCGTTCTCTAAAATAATATAAGTAGCACCATTCGTTTTTTTTACTCTTTTATCTATATTTATAAAATGAATTTCTTTTTGGATATTACCCCATTTTGATATTATTTGTAATAAACTTTTAGAATTTTCACAATAATTGCTATAATAAAGAATAGAACTCATTTATATTTATAATATCTATTTACTGATATATGTTTATTTTATCATTATTATTTAAACTTATTTTTATTTATAAATTTATTTTCGGTAAAAATTGATTATAATTTAAAAAAGAATTATATGTATATATATATATATACAAGATAATTATAACAATGTCTGAGTCTGACCAATCGCAAAGTGAAAAACAAGTTCCTATTATTAGTGAATTAACTAAGGATGATTCATCAACTCTTAAATTTAGGTTAAGTAATGTGGATACAAGCATTGCTAATGGATTACGGCGAATTATTTTAGCTGAAATTCCTACTGTTGTTTTCCGAACTTCTCCTTATGAAAAAAGTTTAGTAAAATTTGATAAAAATACTTCCCGCCTAAACAACGAACTTATTGCTCAACGATTAAGTTGTATCCCTATTCATATTACAGATACTGATTTCCCTATTGAAAATTACCAAGTAGAAGTTGAAAAAAAAAATGACACTGATATTATCCAGTTTGTTACAACAGAAGATTTTAAAATTAAAGATATTAAAACTAATAAGTACTTAACTGACGCCGCAACTAAAAAGATATTTCCTTCAAATAAATTAACAGGCGATTATATTGATTTTGTGCGTCTACGCCCACGCATTTCAGATAATATTCCAGGCGAACAACTCAAACTCACATGTAAACTTGATATCGGAACATCTCAAGAAGATAGCGCGTTTAATGTTGTAGCTACATGTGCGTATTCATCAACAACTGACCCTATTAAAATTAATGCAGCATGGAGTATAAAAGAATCAGAACTAAAAAAAGCAGGTTTATCAAAAGAAACATTAGACTTCGCGAAAAAAGATTGGTTTTTACTAGATGCGAAACGTCAAATTATTCCAAATTCGTTTGATTTTATTATAGAAACAGTAGGTCCCTTTAAAAACACTGATATTGTTTATAAAGCAATTAATGTTATGATTGCTAAACTTAAAAAATTTCAAAATACTATGCAGACCCAACAAGAAGAATTGGTGACAGTATCAGATACTACAATTGAAAACTCTTACGATATTACTATTCCAAATGAAGGATATACTCTTGGGAAAGTAATTGAATACTATTTATATACTAATCATTACGAAAAGGGACGTCTAACTTATTGTGGATTTAAAAAACCACACCCTCATATTGATAATTGTTTGATCCGATTAGGTTTTAAGGCAAAATTCAAGGAAGAATATAATCCCAAAAATATGGTTGTTACTTATTTAGTAGAAGCCGCCGAAGATGCTATTGAAACTTATACAAAAATTGGTGATATTTTCAAAACAGATGAATAAAAATATATTATATAATCCTATTTGGCAAAATCATAAATATTTAATCCAATAAAAAATATTTTTTTATATTATGATATAAATATTTTTTTATATTATGATATAAATATTTTTTTATATTATGATATAAATATTTTTTTATATTATGATATAAATATTTTTTTATATTATAATATAAAAAAATATCATGTTTTCTATTCTACTACTATTAATTATGATTTTTGGGTTATTATATTGTTATTATTATGATTAGAATTATCTATTTTTGGACATTTATAATACCTCCACGTTTCTATAAAAGGTTCTCATTTTATGTAATGCTTCTTCAATTATTCTATCCGTGCCATTACACGCTTTTTCAATTACTTTTATTGGACTATGAAACTTTTTTGTTAAACCATGAACTGTATCTTTAACACAATATTCAGTATTCACACCACATATTTTCAGTTGTCTTACGAAAATATTAAGATTTTTTAATTTTTCTTGTATTGGTTTGCTTTTATCGTTTTTATTGTGCCATATATATTCTTTATAGGGGTAATTTTTTATCTCATTTATGATTTTAATATGTGTTTCTCCACTACCTTTATATTGTGCGATTACGATAAATGCTTTATCTGCAATTGCTTCCCTAACTAATTGTAATACATTTTCAATAATTAAATTTGAATTGCTAAATCCAATTGGTTGCATATCAATTATGCACAATATATAAGGATGTATATGTTTATTGTATATTCTTATAGAATGTCTTATTTTATTACTATTCATTTTACATAAATATTATTATTTTATATTTATGTATTCATGTATTTATGTATTCGTGTATTCATGTATTTATGTATTCGTGTATTCATGTATTTATGTATTCAATTTTATAAAATTTGATTACAATTCTAATTAAATACATTAATAGATATTAATGATTTTCCTACTTAAAGAAACTGTCATGAATTCGGTTCTAAACTATTCTATAAAATGAGTTTTGGACATTTATAAATGTCCATTTATCAATTATGAGAAAAAGAATGAACCTAAAAAAAGTGAAAAAAGTGATTGTTACCATAATGGGTTGTTTTTCATTTTTCCAATAAAAATGTTGTTATGATAAATTTTTATTGAAATTATAAAATAATAATTAAAAGTATTTATGAACTTTTTCTGTTGTATTATTATACAACAATGACAACAGAAAAAGTTCTAAAAAGTTCAACGAATTTTTATTGTATACATTGTGATTATAATACGCCTCGACAAAGTCAGTATACACGGCATTTAACTACACGAAAACACCAGAATACAACAAAATACAACAATACCGAACCAGAAATAAAAATTTATGTATGTGAATGTACAAAAATATACTACCATCGTGCGTCATTATATAATCATAAAAAGAGTTGCTCTTATCATATACACCCAGCGCAGAAGGAAAATATAATTATTAGTAAAAGTGAAGAGGTAAAAATACTTATAAATGAAAATGCTGATTTCAAGAATATTATTTTAGATATGATTAAAAATAATAATGAAACTCAAAAACAGACAAATGAAGTTCAATCACATAATAATGAATTACATAAACAAATGATTGAATTATGTAAAAACAATAATATCACTACTATAAGTAATACAACTAATAATTCCAATAACAACACATTTAATCTTCAAGTTTTTTTGAATGAACGGTGTAAAGATGCCATGAATTTAACAGATTTTATTAGTTCGATCGAATTGAATTTATCAGATTTAGAAAATATGGAGAAATTAGGTTATACTGATTGTATGTTTAATAACATATTTGGTAATATGAATATTCTTGATATTTGTGACCGACCCTTTCATTGTAGTGATTTGAAAAGAGAAATAATGTATATTAAAGATAATGACGTATGGGAAAAAGAGGATGCCGACCACAGTAAACTAAAAAATGCCATTCGATCCATTGAAAAGAAGAATTTTAAACTTCTAAATGAATGGACGAATAAATATCCCACTTTCAAAGATTATGATTCGCCATATAATGATAAATATCTAAAAATTGTAGGACAAACAATGAGCGGAGATAAAGAGCATATGATTAAAGTAATCCGGAAATTAGCAAAGAGTTGTGTTATTGATAAACAGAAAATATAAATATTATTATTAAATTATATTTTTTATATCAGTATAAACCTGTTCATTTTTAACCATACTTTACGTTTTTGCGTTTGTTCGATTTCATCAAGTAATGATTTATATTTATATTTATATTTATATTTTGATTCAGGGTTTTTTGTTAAATTATCAATTGGATTAGATGATATTTTTAATGCGATTGGACTATTATATAATGAATATAGTGGGTTAAATTTAGTTAATGGTTTTAAAAATGGAGGATGAGTCCCTTCATAATATTTTTTATAATTAAACCATTCTCTATCGGAAATTATATTGTTGTTTATTAATTCATCTAATTTAGAGTTAGATGAAGTATTTATTAAATTTAATTTGTATGTAGGATACATTATGTATTTTTGTGTATCTTATATTAATAGTATTATTTTTAATAATATATAAAAATAGTATTCTCATTTCGTAATTTATAAAAATTTCTACTATAAATATAAGGTAATGAATGAATTAAAAATTACTGATGGATCAGATAAAATAACATTACAATTAGGCGATATTATAGAAATAAACGCGCCGTCTGATCCTGATATACATAATCATGTTTATTATATTAAGTATTTGAATAATATTAAAATATATTTAGTAGAAAAAAATGGTAAAGAAATAACACTTCTTATGGATGAAACCGGAAATTTGAATAATGAGTCAATACTTGGTTTCACAATTTTAAGTCGTGATGATTCTCCTGGTTATGCTAAACAAAAAGGATTAGTTACTGGTAAATGGGTTGATGTTTATTTTAGCGGTGATGTTCCGTTTAGTATGACTGGTAAAATTACAAATATGGAAGAAGATATGATTGAAATCACAAGTTTTCCAGATAAAGAAATCATTTATATTGATTTTGGGTATAAAGGCATTCCAGAGGATATACCTATTGAAAAAATAATATTAAGAAATCCACCGGATGATATAAGTGTTGATATTCCAATTATGAAAGATATTGCTATTGATAGCATTTTAAGCGAAACCCCACAGGGTCAAACTGAATCACAAGTGCCACTCACAATGACATTACCAGAATTACCAACATTTGTTTTTGAAGACGGTGATATCGATGAGTTTCAGGAAGAAGATATACAATCTGGTCAAATTCAAGAAAAAATACAAGATTTGATTTTTGGTGCTGATCAGATAAAATTTGGCGATGAATTAACAGAAATCACACAAGTTGTTGAAGTATCATTATCAGAACAACGGTTTGGAATTGAAAAACAAACACAGGATCTATTAGATGATTTGCTTTCAAGTATTCCAAATTTAGAACGAACTGAACTAGTATTGAATAATATTCATAAATTGATTGAACGTTTTAAAGAATTAAGAACGATGTATTCTAAATTTGATGAACAAGGAAATGCGTTAATGCCAATAATTAAAGGTGCAAATTATAAACCTTTAGTCGAATCGTTACAAAAATTCAATGAAAAATTATATTGGATATTGCCTGTTGTAAAAAACAAAAAGAAACTTTATCAAGAAAATGATGGCGATGATGATATAACAGAAAACGATGAAGGCGCCAATGATGATTATATTTTAACTTCATTGGGTAACGTAATAAAACAAGAACAAGAAATCATAAATCGGTATAATGAAGGTAGTTTTCCAGAAAGTGATAATAAATATTCTTATTTAATGAACGCTTTGAATGAAACTCTTACTCCGTTTGATGAACCTACGAATAAAGAAAATTATTTAATTACTACTGATGTTAACGCAAATATTAACACAATTGTAGATAATTTAGAAGATTTTTATTCATCAGTTGCAATATACTCCACAAAAAATAAAAGTTCTTTTATTGTGCGTAAACGGTTCTTAACCCAAGTATATAACACAGGTTTAGATACAATTGAAATGAGTAAAGTAAGAGGATCAGGAGATATAGTGAACCGAAAACAATTAACACCAAATGATACACTTACACTGAAATCATTATTAACATTACCCGAACCAGTAGTACGGTTTTCAAGAGTAAATTTGCCTTCTACTGATATTTTTATTAAATCGAATTTAAATCGTAATTATTTAAATTATTGGAAATTATTAAATCGGAAAACGGTAGTTTCTACGAAGGTGATAGATAATCTGGATATGCAAATTGATTATAATGAAACAACATTTGTGAATGATGTAAAAGAATATATTTTAGATGAAACGATAAAAGATAATGATAAATATAAAAAATATTTAGACATTGTCATACCCAAAACACGAGTATTGTTCAATATAATGAAACCATACATAAGAGATAAACTTTCAGTTTATGCAGTATTATCTTATTTGGAACCCTTTTTAATTTATCAAAAGGATTTATCGTTTATGCAATATGAAGAAATCACTGATTTTATTAAAAGCAAAATAATTGATATAAAAAAACAATATATTAAAGATAGTAGATATTTTAATACTATAAATCAAAGCAAAATAACATTTGATCTTACCGAATTATTACAGATATTAAATATTAACGATGAGTTCCGTAAAGAAATATTTATAGATGGTTATGAGTTTGAAAATATGTATCCTTCAATGAGCGTATCAGAATTTATGAAGAAAATAAATGAGGATGATAATGGGATAATGTTTAATACTGCGATTGCTATGTTATCTAATCGGTTATTATTGTCAAATATAGAAACCGATGAAATAGCAAAAAATATTGATGAACATATGAAAAACACAAATAATGAGTATAAAACTGATAAAAATAATTGTCGTGAAATAAAACAATTGGCAAAAAGATATATAGAAATAGATGAATTAGAAGATGATAATGGAAGTGATAAAGAAGTGTTTTTTGATAAAATGTATGATAATACTTATTATTCTATTGTAGATGAGTATAGGGATAAATTAAATACGCAATTTAAAACATTAGAGGAACGAATTGATTTTCTCTCTACAATGTTGATTAAAAAAAATGGTATTATTCCAAAAGAAGCAAACCGCGATGCCAGAGCAATGATTGTTGGAAAACGAAGAGTTGAAGATGGAGATTATGCTGCGTTAGTGATTGCGAATGAGAGAAATATCACAACTGAGGCGTTAAGTATGTTGTATTATAAACGTATTAATGGTGTTTGGATATTACAAAAGGATATATCAAATGATTTTTTCATTGATACAAAAACGAAAACAGTGTGTAATCTATTAACAGAATGTATATATGATAATAAAAATAAACAATGTGATACCATGGGCAATGAAGAAATACAATTAAAAAATAGAGTATTATCAGAATCATTGAATGAGTTTGAAACCAGTTTATATAAAAACAACGACAAATTAATAGAACTACTTGAAAATAAAAAGGTAGAAGTTTTAAAAAGACTTAAGATAATAAGAATGATTCATTATAATGATAAACTTAAATATGATAGACAAAAGTATATGTTAGGTAATACTGCGAAAGAAGTAGATATTCAGGAATCGCCTTACACAAAATTACGCGATATTATATTAGGACAAGCAGATTTTGCCAAACGGCAGTTGGATATTTCTAAGTTTGTATTAAATTATACCAGAAAAGCGGATGAAGGTGATGATAAATATTGGTTATATTGTATTAAAACGCATACTAAATTATTACCTACTTTTATTTACAAATTGTCTAAAACTTTTATGAGTAATAACAATTATAAAAATATGATAGAACTTTTATGTACGGAACAAGGCACATTAAGTGACGACGGTGATGCGTGGGTAGATAAACACAGTGGGTACATTATCCGTAAAATAGATTTGGATGTTTCAGATGAATATACTGAAGAAGGATTTAAATCAATTACACGGGCAGTCTTAGAAGAAGATTTGAGTGATTCTATTATTCAAGAACCTAAAACACAAAACGAGTTTATTAATCCTGACGCAACTAAAATAGTGAAAGTTGTAAAAACAATGAGCGGATTTATGGGAATTAATATTGAAAACAAACATGAATTTATTATCAGAAATGTAATTAAAGAACAAGGTAGCTCGATGCCTTCTAAAACAGACTATGAAAAAGCAATCCAAAGTGCTTCTACAAAAAGCAAAAAACCAATTGATAAATATGATAGTTATGAGAAAACATATGATGCTTCATTAATGTTTTTATCCTTATCTTATTATTTGGTGGCAATACAAATTAGTATCCCTCTTGTAAAAACACGTAAAACACATCCAGGTTGTGTAAAATCATTTATGGGTTTTCCGATTGAAGGGTCAGAAGATATGTCAGGTATGACTTATGTTGCGTGTGTCGCCAGTAAAATGGAGAAACGTTCAATTGAACCGTGGAATTCAATCGCAAAATTAAAGGAAAAAGATATTCTTAAACGAATGGAGGCAATTATCGTTAAATATGTATTAAAAAATGAAGAAGTAATTAAATTAATAAAAGAAAAGAAAGATTATTTATTAATGAATAAAGAAACTGATGTTATACCCGAAGAACATGATATTGTAAAATGGATTAATTTTTTGCCACCGCTTCGCGAATTAACAATGAAACCTATTCAAAATATATCGAAAGAGTTTGAAACTGAATTAATTGATTCTATGCGGACAAAATCAAAAAAACAGGATATGATGATTCAAGTAATAAAGGGGAAAATTATTTATTTTTCAATGGGTATTCAGGAAATGATACAAACGGTTGTAAATAAAAAGAGTGCTATATTAACGAACTCTAATTCGGAACCGTTTTTGGAAAATGCCTGTTGTGATAATAATGAAACGAATACTCTTAATTATTTTATTAAAGAACAACCAGATATAAGTAATTACAATAATAAAGTTAAACAATTAGGCGATATTTATAATGATATTATTCAAATGGGAAAATCGCCTATTTTATTTGAACCGAGAGATACGAGACGAAAATATATTAAATTACCAATTGGGTTTTCCGAAGATACAATTTATAGGGCATTTATTGTTTTATGTAAATATAATAGCGAATTGCCTATTAGTGATGAATTAAAAGCAATTTGTATGAATAAACCAACGAATTTAGATTATAGTGATTCTATGGAAGAAAATATTAAAAAATTAAAAAGTGATGGTAAATTATTTAATAATGCATCCTTACAACAATTACTTAGAATTGTAAATAAAACAAATAGCGTGAATTTTAAAATAACACGTCCATCAATTCACGCGAACGTAAATGTATTAAAAGATATATTGAATTCATTAAATGATCGTGACATAGAAAACATACCAAAACAATTTATTAATAAATTTTTAGAAATGATAGATACAGATAAGGTGGATATAAATGGCATTTTTGAAGATACGACGGAAATGCGCGCTTTTAAAAATTATTTGGGGACAATTAATGAAAAAATGGAAAATGATATTATTGCTATTATGAATAAATCGTCTAAAATGAAAAAAAGTGAGTTAAATATATTTATTCAACAGTTTAGAACCATTATTATATTTAAAGAAACAGGAAATAACACATTTATTGAAAGTGAAGATGAAACAATTTATAAAATGGTTCAATTCATAAAAAATGCGTTAAGAGATATAACGCGTGTTTTTCCTAATATGATATTAAATAAAGTAGAATATGATAATGATACTGTCATTCCTAAACATTGGGACTTATCAGAAAAACATGTGGGTGATATCCGAAAAACATTAATAAATCGTTATTCCTCTTTATACCAATTTTATCATGATACCGATATTAAACTTGTCGCTAAAAAAATACTTTCATTGACGCGTGATATGGAATTATTAGTAAATAATACAATGTTTTTTTCTCCTGTTAAAATTGGTGAGGATAAATATATTTATTCGGTATTTGATAGACGGTTAACTATGTTGTTATTTAAATTTTATTTTTACAATGTATTTACTGATATTATTTCTTTGAAAGAAGACAGTGATATTTTACTCAAAACAATAGTTAAACCATTAACTAGTAAAATCGTTTCTGACCAATTAGATAATTATATACAGTCACAAGAACCAATTACAACTGATATTAATGTAGATACTGGAAATATTTCTGAACTGGAAATTGTATTAGGTGAGAAAATGGAACTTATGGATAAATTAGTTAATTTAATTGCGGTATTTACAGGGATTATATATATTGATAAAAAAACAATTGATTTTAATTATAAAACTTTAATGGAAAGAGTAATGAGGTCAAAAGAACGTGAAAAAGATATAATTACAACTAATTTTAAGAAAATGACAGATGAAAAACGTGAAGTACAAAATTTATTTAAAAACCATCGTCTGGGAGATTGGAATAAGGGAATGCAGAAAGGATTAGTAAAATATCAAAAAGACACATATGATGCAGAGAGAAATGATATGGACTTATATGATTCGGTTGTTGATACTGTTATTGATGGCAATCACGACCATACTGATATTTTGCTAGGCGAGGAAACATTAAAAGATGCTGATATTAATGAGTTTGAAGATAATAATATTGAATATATGGGCGAAGATGCTGATTATCAAGAAATGGGATTAGATGGGGATGAACAGTATTAAACATTTTTCTTCACTTCTTTTTTTTTGAAAATAGATTTTATTCTGTGTATATTTTATTTTGCCATATATATTTTTGAAAAATTGATATATTTATTGATAAATATATCAATATATTAATAAGAACATAGAATGAGTGGAAAGGAAAATAATATATTACAAAAAATAGAAAAAACAGACGAAGAAATAGAATTAAAAGATACACCGTGCGTGGATGATGAAGAATATCACGATGAATACGAGAATGGATACGACGATTATGAGTGTCGTGTTTCTACAAAATTAATTATACGTGATAATAAATTAGTTAAAACAATACAAAATGAAGAACAAAAACGTTTATTGAGAGAAAAAATAAAGTATCAAAAAGAAAATAAAGAACGAAAAATAGAAGAAACAAAGAAACGAAAAATAGAAGAAAAAGAACAACAAGTTTTGTATAAAAAAAAACAAGTGGAATTAAACGAAACTGAAATGAATAAAAAAATAAATAATATAATAAGTCCGGAAATTGAAGAAATTGACGATTGGGAAAGTTTGTATTAAATTATATTAATACAAAAAATTGAAATGGTTATAAAGTAATTATAATTATTTACCCCCACCCCCAAAATATTATTAATTAAGTATCATTATGATTCTTCCAATTAGCGTTGAACGTGCCTTTGTTAATGCCGAAAAGGAACAACAAATAAATACAAATGATATATCGCAAACAAAAATTCATATGTGTTTTAAACGGAATGATATAGGTTATAAAAATACATATTATATTCTTACAGGAACAAGACAAGAGGTAGAGAAATATATTAATATGGAAAAATTACATAAAAAATTAGAAAAAGAAAGCAGTCATTGTATGACAGATGATTATAAATTTATAGAAACACCATTTGAAACCTATTGTAATTACTCATGTATTTATCTCCACGATGACCCTTTATGCGAAAATTTTGAAGAAGATAAATGTTGTTCGAATTGGGTTTCTAGTGAATTTAATAATTATGTTGAGTTAGAGAATTATATTAAAAACATTCCACATGATTACAGTTATTATAATAAATATCATATTATTTATATGGATAACCCTGAAACATATGAATCTGATACAACGGCATCTTATTCGATTAATCGGTAGGTAATAATGTTTTAATATAATATTAAATAATATTATATAAATATTATATAAATATGTTTCGTAATTTAATTCGCGCAAATATAACATTGTTTTCTATTTTACTCTTTTTAATTTTATATATATTAATTGTTGCTTATAAACCGAATTTTATTTACAATAAAGACGGTAGTCTAAGAACATTTGGTGTTGGGTTTAGCAAAAAAACGGTTATCCCAGTATGGTTTTTATCAATATTTTTATCATTAATGTCTTATTTCATATTATTTTATTATGTTTCATCGCAACGATTACAATAATAATTTTCATCTTTATAATAATAAAATTTTAATTTTAATTTTAAATTTTATTTCATTCATTATTTTTTTATTCATTCGAAGAATATATACGTGGAGGTTCATCCTTTATTTGTTGTTGTAGTTTTGTTTTTTCCTGTGATTCGTAATCTTTATGACGGTTTTGTATTTCTTTTACATTTTGTGAGCAACCATTATTTACAATATAATTATAACCAACTGATGTGACTAACGTACCTGTAAGCATAAACCATATATATTCAGCGACAATGTCTTTTAAACGAATAAAATTCAAGAGTTTATTTTTTAGTTCTAAATTGTCCTTTACATTTGATTTAAACAAAGGTGACATATTAGACCAGAATTTTTCAAAATTAGTTTGTGATATTTCATTCACTAATAAAGACCGATCAGTATAAATATGTTCTAAAGCTTCTGCCATTAATTCGATATTTGTATTTTTAATATCAGTTTTATCAATTTTCGGTTTAAAAATTGTATTTAATAAATCATTTATACCGAACAGTTTAGTGACGCCATACCCAAAAGTATTTGAAAATGGAGATAACCATCCGGGAAACGCCATAAGCATTAAATTAAGTATTCCAAAAATCAAGAACCATGGAATTATCGTAATAAATATGGCAGACCCTGTTTGCGCTGAACCACATAATGATGACGTAAGTGACATATTAATAAAGAATTCTCCAATAATAAGTAATAACACATATATCCCAAAATAAACTTTATTTTTACTAGGTTCTGAATTGTATTTAACGACAAAATAAATACTTGTTAAAATAAAAAATAATAATATTGCAGAAGAAGGATCACTCATTTATATATTATAATTAATAATTTATTTTATAGAATTATACAATTTTATTAATAAAATAAATTATTAATTATAATATAGTATATATTGAATGAATTATGTTAATAATGCGCCTTCATTGATTGAACCAGGAGTTAGATATTTTATAGGAGGAACATTAAAAGAATGTTGTAAATTTAAAGATCGCTATATAAATCTGTTTTTTAATATAGGCATTACTATATTATTTATCGTATTAATTACTATATTTTTACTGTATAGATATAAAGGTAGTCTTACTCCACGTGAAATAGAATTGAAAAATCGTGAAAAACAAGAATATATTGTTTCAAAACTCCAACAATTATCTTACCAAAAAAAACAAGATAATTATAATGAAACAATGATTACTGATTTACCTGTATGGGACAATAATATGAATTAAATACATGAATTAAATACATGAATTAAATACATGAATTAAATACATGAATTAAATACATGAATTAAATACATGAATTAAATACATGAATTACATGAATTAAAATTTATATATATTTTCTAATTTAGAAATATTAAAATAATAAAATTATAATAAGATATATTAAGGTATATTAAAAAATCTTATTATAATTATGGATAATACATTAATTGAATCAATAAATGATTATTATAAACTTAAACAACAATATGATGATACAGTTATAAGTCAAAAAAATAAAATATTAAAAAATGATACATTATCATCAAAAGATAAACGTCGGCGATTTAAACAACTTGTTTATAAATGTATTAATTGTAAACAAAAGGGTGGAACTATTTTCACAAATATTAATGGATATCTTAAAGCAGTATGCGGTAGTGATATACCGTGTAAATTAGATATTGAAATAATGAAAGGGAAATATAATGATTTACGCGATGTTAATAGAGAATTAACATATGAAACTGATATGTTGCAAATTAATATTATCAAAACAAAATTAAGGTTTTTATTTAATTTAATTTCAGAAGAAACATCTATTAACGATTTTGAATATTTACGAAATCAGTTATCTTTAAAATCAATCGAAAATTATGATATTTTGATTAAATACAATGATATTTTTAATAATAAAAAGAAAGAAAATGAAATTAGAAAAAATACGACACAATTAATTCATGAAATCAGCAAAATAAAAGAATTATATAAACTCTATTTACAAGATAATAAAGAACCTAAAATAAAGGAAATGGTTGATATTTATGTTTCTGTTATAATGCCAATTGAAGAAAAAATAAGAGATTTAAAATATGTAGAAGAATATGTCGATTTAAACGAAAATAATAATACATCTGACCTTATAACTAAAACTTATACTATTTCTGATTTAGAAGTAGAAATTTCTGCTTATGAAAAGTTGAAAGGAGAGAAATTAAATAAAAAAGTTGGTGTTATTAAATCTAAAAAATAAAATTTAGATATAAAAAATAAAATTTAGATATAAAAAATAAAAAATACATTTTTACAAAATATTAATATGAAGAAAACCCCATCTTTATTAATGACAAAAATTGTTGATATATATTCATGAATATGTTAGCAAATAAAAATTTAACAGGTAATGTAAATATAACGGTACTTGAGTGTTTAACTTTTTGAGTGAAAATAATTAAATACTTATATTTATTGAGAAATATATATAAGTATATATATAATAATGAATACATCACCATTTTGGGTCAATGATATTAAAGTTTTATTTAAACAGAATGATATATCACAATTATTTCCATTAGAAATAATGACATTCGAAGAGAAATTAAACGCAATCACAAGATTAGTTATATTAATGACTTTTTTAGGGTTTTCAATAACAAAACAAAAAAAAATACTAATTACAGGTATAATCTCGGTATTAGCAATAATTTTTCTCTATAAAATAAAAATACAACCAAAATTAAATAAGACAATTAATATTAAAGAAGGATTTAGTAATCCTGAATTATATAAACTATTAAAAAAAAAATTTACAACACCAACTATAATTAATCCATTAATGAATATATTACCAAATGAAATTCAAGATAATCCTAAAAGAAATCAAGCAGCACCAGCATACAACAGTGCTGTAGAAAAAGAAATAAATGAAAAAACAAAAGAATTTGTAACTAATAATTTTGATGATAAAACAAATATTGATGAGAGATTATTTAAAGATTTAGGAGATAATATAATGTTTGATAATTCTATGCGAGCATGGTATTCTACCGCAAATACTACTGTGCCAAATGACCAAAAATCTTTTGCTGAATATTGTTATGGAGATATGGTTTCGTGTAAAGAAGGAAACGAATTTGCTTGTTCAAGAAATTCCCCGCCGCATTGGATTAATTAAAACATTTATCTATCAAAATTATGATTTTAAATAAATAAATATATTATTATATTATTATTTTAAATAAATAAATAATAATATATTAAATCATTATATATATATATATTATAATGGCAACTGTGTATGATTATAAGTTTTATAATAATACCAGATTAGGCGATGATAAATGTGACATGAGTCAACGAAACCTACAAAATTCATCAGCAGCAACGTATATGCTCGATAATTTTAAACCAGCATGCCCAATGAGTAGTGCAATTGATTTTGCCACAAGTCAACCAAATGTGAATTATACAGGCAGCCATCAAGTTGGCATTAATGGATGTAATATTGATGAAAATTCTTCATTGCTTATGAGTGAATTATTAAAACCGAAATGTCGTATTAGTTTATTACAGCGCCCTTTTTCCACTGTTCCGTTCTTAGGTCGTGGACGTAGTGATATTATTTTAGAATCACAAATACAACAAGGCGATTTTGCGAATAACAGAAAAAGCATTAACCTTAGTAGTGAAATTAGTCATATAACTTATCGACATACACCGATGATTCCTTCTCTTCAATCAACTATTACAAATCCTGCTAATTTAGTAGAAGGTGCTGCGGCGGAGGGGTGGATTCGTGGCGGAGTTCCTTCTCGCGAACTTACACGTGATAAAGATTACGCGAAAACACATAATGCAAACCAATATTTTTAATTATGAATAATACAATAATAATTTAAATATTTAAATATTAAATTAGTATTAATATTAATATTAACAACTATATTATGTGTGAAGTATATCAAACAGATTTTTTGTGTACTTATAAATTATTTGATGATAATTATACAGATTATTTATATAAAATCCAATTAATGCAAGCGTTTAATATAAATACATGGGATGATATTATTGTAAATAATGTTTGTAATAAATTATATGAAACATTAATAAAAAATGAAATGTTTAGAGATATTGTAGAAAAAGCATCAAAAACAAAAGATATAAAAGAAATATATGATTATATTACTTCACACGAAAATATAGATAATGAAAAACAAAAAATAATTTTTTCATTGCTATTTAAATATGAATATTTTGATTTAATTCATCATTGTATTATTGAGCAGTTTAATAATGGATATGTTAGAGAAAATACAATTAATATGATTATGAACAAATTATAGTTTATAAATCATAATTGCTTTTTAGTCGGTGTAATTAAAAATTACCATCCATATCAAAAACAGTATTATCCTTTTTTTTTGTCGCCAACGCATATTCTCCTACTCTTTTTTCAAAAAAATTAGTTTTTCCTTCAATAGAAATCAATTCCATAAAATCAAAAGGGTTACCTGTATTATATATTATACTACATCCCAATTGAACACTTAAACGGTCAGCGACAAACTCTATGTATGCCGACATAGATATAGCATTCATAGAAATCAACTTACACGGCAGTGCTTCACATATAAATTCCTTTTCTATTTTAACAGATTCTTTAATAATATTATGAATTTGTTCTTTAGTTAATTTATTGTTTAATTTGTTATACAGTAAGATCGCGAATTCAGTATGTAATGCTTCATCTCTTGAAATAAGTTCATTGCTGAATGTTAATCCAGGCATTAAACCGCGTTTTTTTAACCAATAAATAGAACAAAAAGCCCCTGAAAAAAAGATTCCTTCTACACATGCAAAAGCAACTAACCGAGTAGCAAAAGATGAGTTTTTATCATGAATCCATTTAATTGCCCAATCTGCTTTTTTCTTAATACATGGAAAATTGCTTAATGCTTCAAACAATTTAGTTTTTTCATCCTTTTCTTTTATATATGTATCAATTAAAAGAGAATACATTTCTGAATGTATATTTTCCATAGCAATTTGGAACCCATAAAATGCTCTTGCTTCGCTTAATTGAACTTCACCCATAAACCTTAATCCTAAATTCTCTAAAACAATTCCATCAGATGCTGCAAAAAAAGCAATAATCATTTTAATAAAATATTTTTCATCTTGATTTAGCGTATTCCAACTAATTATATCTTTGGATAAATCTACCTCTTCTACTCTCCAAAAACATTCTACCTGTTTCTTATACATGTCCCATATGGATTGGTCTTGAATTGGAAACATAACAAACCGGTTATCGTCTTCTGTAAGTAATGGTTCATGTTGTTTCGGTATTTCTAAATATGAATCCATATTTTATTAATAATAATATTACGTTTAATATTATATATATATATAATATATTAATTTAATATTTAATATTTATTTATTATAGTAATTTATTAATAAATGGCAGATATTGCTCATCAAGATAAAATATTAGAATTTATTAAAAATGAAATAATAAATAAGAAAATAGATTTAGCAAAAAAATATAAAGAATTAAAAAAAAACAATTTAGATAATGAAATACATCATGATTATGCTTTATATTTTAATAATGAAATAAATAATAAAAAAGAACAAATAGATAAATTGCGTTTATTAACTGAATTGAATGATAATTTATATTTAGACATTAATAATGATTATCTAAAAAAGGAACTTATACATGACCAACGCTGTTTAATGAATGAAATCGAAAAAATAAATAAAGAATTAAAAAAAATGGAATAATTTATAATAAGATAGTATATTATATAAATGGTTAACAAAAAATATAAAAAATGTTTTTGTGTTAAAGAAATAAATGAAACAAATACACCTGATTCTGATGAGACTATTTCTTTAATTGACAAACCCTTTCCTATAAAAGAAGAACAATTGATTGATTTGCCAATAAACTCCAGAGTAGAAGATGATGATATTGACCAAGAACTGAAAGAAAGACTTGCTCGTTTAAAAAAAATAAATGGTGGTTATAAACGGACAAAAACCATAGGTGAAAGATTGGTTCGTGATTATTCTTATAAACGCAAGAAAGGCGGAAAGCGAAGCATGAAAAAGCGAAGCATGAAAAAGCGAAGCATGAAAAAGCGAAGCATGAAAAAGCGAAGCATGAAAAAGCGAAGCATGAAAAAGCGAAGCATGAAAAAGCGAAGCATGAAAAAGCGAAGCATGAAAAAGCGA